TGATTGATAGTCCATGCGCCACTACAGTTGACGATGCCACCACCGCCAGCACGAGCAATAACATCAACGTTGAGGTTAGTGAAGGTAACGTTCTCGGTATATGTACCTGGATGTAAGATAACAGAACTACCGATATTACCAGCCGCTGTTAATGCCGCTGAAATCGTAGCAAACGGTTTGAACTCACCGCCATTGTTGGTATCCGAGCCACTAACTGGATCTACGTGGAACTCACGTGTGTATTTGAAGAACGGTTCACTAAGTGTAATGATAGCATTGCTACCGTCTTTGGTGAATAGTTTCTTGTCTGTCATATTCAAGGCAATTTCGCCTGTTTGAATATCTGCGGCTAGAGGTACTTTACCAGCTACTGAACTACGCTTGTGCTGATAGGGAAGTTTTTGTGACATATGTTTCTTTCTTTATATAAAGGTTAATACGTACCCATATCTAGGGTACCATCAATCCATAAGCTATTTGCGGAATCAAAACTAAGGATTGCTCTATTACTTATGTTAGCAACGTTTGCTGGTAGTAAGACATCGCTACATTCTGCTAACTCTTGGAAGTTATTTACATCAATGTAAATCTCGCCCTGACTAGCGTGTGCTCGTTGAATAAAACCAATGACAACTAAGTGTGCTGGTGAAATAGGTTCAGTAGTAGTCCAAGTACCAGCAGTTGCTCCTAAGAATACAGGAGCACCTTCAGTTAATCCACCAGTATTTACTCCACTTAAAACGCCATGATACTGAACATAGCACTCTGAGTTATCAGCTCCGCCTATAGCAATGATACCGATTGTGCCAGCACTTAGACCCTCACTAGCATTACTTGCCTTAGCAACAGCAATACGCTGACCTTGAGCACCGCTAATATAAACAGCATCACCGATAACAAGCGCACCCCCAGATTTATTAACTACTAGGTCTTGTGAAGCACCACGATGAATGCCAGTAAAGACAGGAGCCGCTATGGAATGAGAGGAAGTGAATGAGTTACTGCTGTTAGTATATACGAAAGTAGCGTTAGCGCCAGCAATAGTAAAACCACCGCCATCTGCTTGAACGGAGTTAGCAGCCGCATTAGCAAGTGTAATATTTTTGTCATTGATGTTTACTGTATTGGATTCTATGTATGTAATATTGCCTTGAATGTCTAGATTACCAGTGACAACTAAGTCAGTGTTGAAGGTAGTTACCGCATTAGAGAATACAGCAGTGTTTGTAGTACCACCTACACTAAACGCAACATTGCCGTTAGCGCTAGAGATATTAACATTAGAGGTGCCATTTACGATAGCATTAGCAGCCGCTGTTGATTTCCATTGTAGAACACCACTGCCGTTTGTGGATAGAACTTGTCCGTTCGAACCACCTGGGATTACTAAGTTAGCAATATTAGCAAACTCTACACTCTCTGGATAAACACGAGAGGTAGTTTCTAAGTAACCATCCAGCGATAAACCACCATTATTGAATAGGGCCACATTAGCGGTACCATTGACTTCTACACCAATATTACCATCAGGGAAGATTGTTACGCTACTAGTATTTCCAGTAATGGTATTACTAGCACTAACAGTAGATAGGGTAGTCCAACTTAGATTGCCGCTGCCATTAGTGGTAAGCACCTGATTGTTTGTACCGCCGCCAATTCTAACATTAGCATTACTACCGACTGATAGATTACCACCGATATTAGCATCACCAAGAACATCTAACTCACCGTTGATATTACCAGCGTTAGTAAATATTGTGCCACCGATGTGGGTATTACCAATGATATCTACACGACCTTCAATGCCGTCTTTTCTAACAGTTACTACGTTAGCAACTCCATCAGCACTGATCTTTACGCCACTAGAAGTAGTTCTAACATTACTATTACCACCATTGCTATCTCTCACTAGTGTTTCATCAATGTAGTAGAATGATAGGTTGCCATTACCATCTGTGCGCAAGACACTATTTGATGTTCCGCCTAGTAAGGTAACATTACCCACATTTCCAAGATTGTAGTGATCACCAACAATAGTATTGCCAACAAAATAGTTAGCACGAACAACATTACCCATGTAACTGTTAGCATCACCTAACAACTCTAAACCTGTTTCTTTTACAACAAGAGCATTTGCGATAGATGATACCTGAAACTTTACATAACTGTTATTGACGAAATCTACCTTAGATAAACCACTAACAATTTTATCTGGTGTAGCAAATACAATATTGCCTTGACCATCAGTACGGATAAATTCACCACTATTACCACCTTGTAGTTTTACGTTTGAGATTTGATTGAGTGTTACACGACCATTAGCAGTAATATTACCAGTAGTAATGGCATTAGCAGTAATCGTATTAGCGCCTACTTTACCAGTAGTTACTACATTACCAGTTGAGTTGATAGGAGTACGAACTGTAATAGCCGCACCATTCATATCTATAATACTAGTACCACCAACCTCAACATTGATAGCATTATTCTTTGCGATTATGGATGTGTTTTCAGATACTATTTTATCAACAACAATAGTTCCAAACGATAAATCACCACCGCCGTTGGTAATCAATACATTACCAGCACTACCACCACTAATTTTTACATTACCAACATCACCTAAATCAGTAACACCACTAACAGACAATCCAGTTAGAGTTCCTAATGATGTAATATTAGGTTGATCGCTATCAGTTACTGCGTTTGCGATACCACTAGTGATAGAGACACCTACACTACCAATAACGTTAGCGCCATTGATATTGTAAAGTAAACTACCATCACCGCGAATATAATCACCACTAATATTACCAAAGAACTCCTGTGTAACAATACCACCCTTTACAATCATACCACCATGAGTAATGATATCAGTACCGTCACTACTTAGACGAACGCCATTCATATCAATAGTAGCATTACTCAAATACAAGTCACGCCAGCGCTGTGTTGGTGAGCCTAAGTCATAGGTAACGTTTGCTTCTGGTAAGATATTACCACGATAGGTAAGTTCTGTTTCTGTAATTGTTGCTAAGTTTGCTTCATTGCCAGCAGATAACTGGATATTGCTAGCATTTACATTTATAGATGTAGTAGTATTAGAGATATTGGATAGTGTCTGCCATGATAGAGTTCCATCACCAGTATTAGTAACTACTTGTCCAGCTGTGCCGCCAGATAGTGCTACATTGCCAACTTCGCCGAATGTTAGGAATAAGTTTGCTGGATCATAACGAACTGGTGCTACATTACCAAATCGTTTACCATCTACATTGTATTGTAGATCACCGATATTACCTGCTGGGACTCCACCAGAGAGCGGTCCCTTATTGATTGTAACGGTGATATTGCTACCTGGTTGAACTTCTAATTGTGCCATATTGTTTTCTTTCTTATTGGTTGATTACAGTGTGCAGCCATCACTACGAATTACCAGCAACAGAAGGATTTTCTTTTGTAATTGTGGGATGTAGTCAATATCACCTGGTGTGCCAATAGCAGGTAACTTCAAGCCAATGTATCCTGTGTAAACTGGTGGTGTATCACTGTCTACAACTGAGGTTGCTGTTTGAAAGAATGATTCGGTGATAACGAAACGAACACGACCATTTAGTGGATTGTAAATGATTACATTACTATCCATGTTGATTTCTGTTTCAGTTGGGATTGTTGCTAAGCCTTGAATATCTAAGCCTTGGCGAGTGTCTTCAATAGCAGTGATTGAGCGTTTGATTAGTCTGGCAGATGTTTGCCAACCAGTTAGGTCATATGGATTACCGTCATCGTCTGTAACTGTAATGTCCCAGTATGTTTCTTGACCATAGAGTAGTTCTTCTGCTAGAACTTGGTCTTGGAATCCGCCTACTTTGGCGATTGTATTACGGGTAAATCTGGCCATGGTGCCTCTTTCTTATAGATGAGCGCACCTGTTAGGTTAGTGTTTAGAGATACAATAACACAAGTGCGCTCGTGTTTATTACTATTATTTATCTTATGATACGAATATGGTTATTGCGGCAGATCCTTTATCATTAGTTACAGCGCCACCAGTACTACCAGTAACATTTACTGTTAGGTTATAGGATCCCTTAGGAGCAGTAATACCACCACCAATATATCCAGAGTTAGCAGCCAACGTAAAATATTGTGAACCAGTTCCACTTAGGGTATAAGTGAACGGGGCCGCGCCGCCAGTAACATTTACTGTTTTACGACCAATATTATTAGTTCCGTAAGTAAACATTAGCGGACCACCACCTACCGCACTGACTGTCATTATTTGCTTAAATATTACTGGTATTGTTAGTTTTTGATTGTATCTATCTGTAATAACAATATCACAAGTCATTCTATCACTAGGAGTAACTACATAAACATTTGCGAACGCATCTCCAGTTATTGATATGTTTGACTGTCCCATTGATATTGGGTCAAGTGTAAAATTACCTAATGTAGCAGTTGATGGTTGTGGATTTTGATAAGATACAATATACGGAGGAACACCACCAGTAATAGCGCCTATAAGTGAATTTGTATTTACTGGGTGACCAGCTGTTGCCGCCGTCTCAACAGTTGTTGAAAAATTGCGGCAAATTAGACCTTGATATGCGTATGTTCTATTTGTACCTGGACTTATACTATCATAGTTAGCATTAGCACTATCTGATACTATCAATCCATTAACGAATGGAAAAACGCCGCTTGGAGTTGTCCTAAATATATAATATTTTGTACTATTAGGTGGAACAGTCGCTGTTATTACACCGGTATTTTTATCAACCTGTATTCCTGTAATTTGTTGAGACATTACATAGGAATATGGCTTAGTGCCACCATTAACAACCATTGGAGTGAATTTTAGATCCTTCTGAGTAGCTACGTATTGATAAGTCATAACAGCTGTTGGAGCAACGGTAATTTCTTGATCAATATTTATATTAGAGAAATCTGTTCTACCAACAGCATCAGTAACTGTAACAGTAAATGTAGATGTAGAACTAGCAACTGTTGGGGTGCCACTTAAAACACCCGTATTAGTATAAAAAGATAAGCCACTGGGTAGGATGCCACCGCTGATATCATAAGTGTATGGAGGTGTTCCACCACTTGTGAATGGGAATAGTGTAGCATTAGCAATAGGATTATTCAAAGTGTATGAAATATATGCCGCGCTTCTAGTTCCAATTTTTAGAGCGTTTGCTACATTTATCTGAGTAACAGCGGTTGTAGTTCTATTGCGTAAATCAGTTATTTTAATTGTATATTGAGTATTAGTTAGAACTGACGGAGTACCGCTAGCTATTTTTACACTACCACTAGAGAGATTAGAACCCCAAGTCATACCAGGGAATGTTGTTATTGAAGATACAGTATATGGAGGAGTACCACCACTAATAGTTCCAGTCATCCAAGTGCTTGTATTGATAATAAAGTTTTGTGCTGGCGCTAATGTTAGAGAAAGAACATCTACGCATTCCATCTCAATAGTAGCACTGCCAGTAGCACCAACACTATCAGTAACAGTAATCTTATAAGTAATGGCGGCAAATGTTAGTTTTGTGTTACCGTTGATAGTTCCATTTGATGTATCAAATGATATGCCAGTTGTTGCTGGGATTGCTTTATCAATAGTGTATGTGTATGGGGCAGTTCCACCGGCAACTGTAGGTAATACAGTTAAGCCTTCGCCTAATACTAAGTAAGCGGTAGTGCGAGATAGGGTAACTGTGATAGCGGCATTTACTTGTAAGGTTAGAGTAGTTGAAATCTTGCCACCATATTTGTCGGTAGCAGTTATTGTGTATGGTCTACTGCTAATAGCAACTGCTGACTTACCAATAATAATGCCACCACTAATAGAGAAACCTGTTGGTAGATCACTAGTGTATGTGTATGGAGCAGTTCCGCCAGCAGTGGTGATAGCAACAGAAATATCTCTACCAACGGTTGTAGCTACTGATGACTTTGCTAAACTAATCGTCATTGGGTCAGTAACGATAGTTGTTAGTGTTCCAGCTGATACTCTACCTCGTGGATCTTGTGCCTGAACAGTTACTGTTGTCAAACCAACATTAGTAGTTGGAGTACCACTAACATTACCAGTAGCAGAATCCATAACAATACCTACAGGTAACCCTACAGCACTAAATGTGATAGGTAGAACACCGCCAGTAGCAGTTGCTAAGTTAGTTGTTGCCAACGGAGCATTATGTATTAATGGTAGTGATGTCTTAGTGATAGTGATTACTGGTGCGGCTGTTGACGAGATAGTAATAGTTTCATTCTTTACTTGACCCGCGCCATCAGTAACAGTAATACCATAACCTTTAGAAGTAGATGCTGTAGTAGGCGTACCACTGAATATACCTGTACTAGACATCACAATGCCTGGCGGAAGCACTACACCAGTTCCAAGTTTGTATGTGTATGGAGTGTAACCACCACTGGCTGTAACTGGAGTCGATTGCGTCATTGCCAAGTTTTGATCTAATAATAGAGGACCACTGTTTGCTAAAACAAATTGATTTGCTGCCTGAATAGTAAACTGAATAGACTTAGTAGTAACAGTTCCCTGTACATACATAGTGTAAGTTGTCTTAGGACTAACTGCCGACGGAGCACCACTGATTTTACCTGTGGCAGCATCAAGTGTTAGACCTGCTGGCAAACTAATATCTAGTGAATACGGGTTAGTTCGTGTAGTTCCAGTAACAGCCGCAGGTTGAAATGTAGATGTTACACCAACGGTAAGTTTACTATCGGCAATAGCAACAGTTACATTAAAATCTTCTACTTGAATGGTAAAATTAACGGTTGCGGTTCTACCACCAGTATCAGAAACTGTAATACCAACTTTACCAGTGTAAGTAGCAACAGTTGGAGTGCCACTAATAACACCAGTAGTGGTATTAAATGTTACTCCGGTTGGTAACATTGCCCCACTTAATGAATATGAAATAATACTACCAATGGTACCAGTAACAGTTGGAGTGAGCGTAACACTACTACCTTTGTAAAGTTGAGCGATACCGCCAACTACACCACTCATTGTTATTACTAGCGGTTGATTTACCACAATTGTGGTAGTTGTGCTTGCTGTTGTAGGTGTTGGCTTAGCACTATCATCAACACTAATAGTATATGTAGCAGTTTGTGCGCCAACAGGGAATGTTCCACTAATGTTACCAGTAGCGGAATCAATAGTATGCCCAGGTACCCCTGGTGAAATACGATAGTTTTTGTATGGAGGTGTTCCGCCACTGACTACGAATGGGTTTAGATAATCTAAGATACCAACAGTGCCACTAACAGGAGTAGATGTTAGAACAACTTGTGGGTTAGCACAAGACATAATAACAGTTATTGTAGCTGTTTGACCTGTGTGTTGATCAACTGCGGTAAATACAAAACTTGTAGAAGCAAAAGATGAGGTTGGTGTTCCGCTAATGAATAATCCACCACCAGCTGTGGTAACTACAAGACCAGCATTAGTCAATACACTTTGATTTGAAACAGTCCAAGTTACTGGATAGAAATTGTGAGCATCAATCTTAGAGGCATTTATTGTTAGGAGTAACGTGATACCTACTGCTGTGCCTACAATAAAGTTTGTATTTGAGCCAATTGTTTGTAGGGCGAATGCTCCACCAACAGAAATAGAAAACCCAGCGGTCTTGACCTGCTGTGGAGAACCACTATCTGTAACAGTTACTACGAATGTAGGAACACTACCTAATGCTGTTGTTGGAGTGCCACTCCAACTACCAATGTTTGAATACCAAGTTAGACCAGGAATAGCAGTGGCTAAATCAGGTGAAATTGAGTAACTGTATGGAGTAGTGCCGCCAGTAACATTAACTGCCTTAGTTGTAGGAACAGCCAGACCCTGAGTGTAACCATAACTACTAGCAGCCGCAGTTACTACTAGGGTAGATGGTGGAGTAGGAGTTGGAATACCATTACAAGTGTTCCAAATAGGATACTTTGATGTAGGTAATGGCGCACTGATAGCAAATGAAGCAACACCACTAGAGTTAGTTGGAACTGTTTTTACATTGGTTACGCACCATGTAGTAAGCGACTGATTGAATGACAGAGCATAAGCAAACATACTTGCCATACTAGCAACTGTTTTAGTATTCCAGTTGGCAATATTTACATTGAAACTCTCTGCCCATACGAACATACCGTCCATACTAACACACTCAGAGAAATCTGGTGTATCTAATGCCGAAATAGCAATAAGTTGAGAGTTGCCACGGAACATGTTATTTGTTCTGTAAAACTTAGCAACACCCCATTGAATAACATCAACAACGGTGTCATCGCCAGCAATAGTAGTAGCAGGGTCACCAGTAGCAATAAAGCAAACACGACTATTGTTACCGATATTACACCATAGATAACCAGTTGATGACTTTACCGTAATGTAATAAGTTCCAGCGATACCATATGTATGTGTAACTGTTGTTGGATTACTGCTAGCGCTACCCCAACCAGTTACTGGCGTATTCAATGTGCTATCTGCTGCCGTAGTAGCAGTTACTGCCGCTGAGCCATCGCCCCAATCAACAACAAAGTTACCTGCTGTTTTTGTATTTCCGCTTACTGATAGGGTAGTACCAGCATTTACTACAACCTTTACAGCATAAACAGTTGGGTCAGTAACTCCTGTTACTAATTGACGACTATTGATTTGGCCTTCACTAAGAGGACCGGCAGCATTTATTAATGGCATTTATGCGTATCTCGCTTTACTTACTAAAACTGTGTATGCAGCGGCACCTGTTCTGATTGTAGAGATTGTGTAACCCATGATACTATTAGCATTACCTGTTAGATCGCCTCCGTTTAGCATCTTTGTTGTTACACCTGTTGAACTACCATCGATAGTTATGCCACTTACAGATTGAGCAGTAGCGCCATTGGTGATGAATACAGTAGATGTTAGGGTTTCACCAACATTGAGCACACTACTCAAACGATAGTTATTACTAGAATAACCAGTGATATTTATCGACATCACACTAGTAGCAATTCCTGTAACATAAACAATACTGTTTCCAACTACATCAACTGAAATACTAGTTGGTGGTGTAGTTATTAGTTGTGTTTTCTCTTTTGCGAATGTAAATGTATCGCAATTTACAACTGGTTGAGTTGATGTGCCACCGATAGAGATATTATTGCCTGCTGTTACACCAGTAACACCAGTTATCATTGATGCGAATGTGCCATCACCACGCAATACATTTGAAGCATTACCGTCTTTATTGACTGTAGCAATATTACCAACAGGCAACACAGACCAAGTGCCATCACCACGCAACCACTTACCACTATCAGCAATACTATTAGGTAAGTTTGTTGATTGAGTAGAGATATTTGCCCAAGTGCCATCACCACGCAACCACTTAGTTGTATCACTAGGTTTAGACAGTTGTGCGATATCGCCTAAACCTAGGGAAGCACTTAGTTGATTTGATGTTGGACCACTTAGAGTTATTGTTCCACTGCCAGTAATTGGACCATTACTTGTTTGATCTGTTTTGATAGCAAATCCAAGAACACTGCCGCTTGCGCTAACGCTAGTAACTGTTCCACTACCACTTGGTGATACCCAACTTGTTGTTGTGCCATCAGTTTGTAAGAACTTACCACTGTTGCCTGTTTGTGTAGGTAACGATGAACCACTAGTAACAGTTTGCCAACTACCATCTTCTCGTAAAAATCTTGTTCCGCCAACTGTGGTATTTGGTAAAGTAGTAGCATTAGTTAGGCCTAGCGAACTTAGCAAGTTTGCTTTGCTAGGAACATTGAGTGTTAGTGTGCCAGTTGATGTGATTGGGCCGCCAGTTAAGGTTAGACCAAAGTTACCATCGCTAGTATTTGCTGTTGCTACGGCTACATTAGTAACTGTTCCACCACTACCACTTGTAACTGGACCCCAACTACCATCACTGCGTAAAACATTGCTTAGATTACTATCAGCAGCCATGTTGATTTGTAGGTTGCCTAATGATAAGGATGATTTTAGTTGTTGAGGCGTAGGAACAGTTAGTGTGATTGTTCCAGATGTTGTAATTGGGCCACCAGTGAGTGTAAATCCTAACCCTGCCCCAGTATTAGCGGTTGATGTTGCTACACTAGTAACTGTGCCACTGCCAGATGAAGCATTTGTCCAATATGTTTGACCATTAGCATATGTTGCTAGTACTTGACCTGCCGAACCACCTGAAATTTTAAGATTACTAGCAGAAACTGAAAATGAGTTAGCAGTAAGATTAGGAACTTCTAAATCAGTGATGGCAGAAAAGTCAGCGTCTGCGTTGGCTAATGTATGAAATAAGCCATTTACTTCCTGTTGTTCTGTGCTAGTGTATGTTTTTATTGTCATTTATTTTCTTTCTATTACCATGTTGATAGTGGTGAGCGTTTCCACTGAGTTCCAGTATAAACATAAATGTATTCTGTTCCTAGAATAATCTGTCCCTTTACACCACTATCAGATGATGAAGATGGAATAAAATTATTCACGTCATTTATAGTAAATGACTTACTGATGATACCTACTGTAGAGTTACCGATGCCTTGCGTGCCGCCGATACTTACTGTAGAGTTGCCGATGCTGCCGATACTTACTGTAGAGTTACCGATGCCTCGCGTGCCGCCGATACTTACTGTAGAGTTACCACCGCCACTGCCGATGCCGATACTTACTGTAGACGAGTCTATGATAGTTCTTTGTCCAGAGATAGTCAAGTCGTCGGACGCTAAGTAGGATTGGCCAGATGTGAATTGCGCAAAATCAGTACTAGAATTACTAAGAAATAATTCACCATTCCCAAGTATCGATAAACCATTTTGTGTCCACACACCTCCAGCACTGCCATTAGGTCCACACCCTAAAAAAATATTCCCATTAGCATCTGGAATAGATACATATGAAGTGCCATTATCTATTGACGCCACAGTAACCGTTCCGCCATTTCCACCGGTAGTTACCCAACTAAGAACACCATTACCATTAGTAGATAACATCTGACCATTAGAGCCACCTGTAATAGTGATATTACCGATAGCCCCTAAGTTAGCCCCACTAGAGATGTTTGCCGCACCAGCCACACTCAAATCACCCGCAAGAGTAGTGCTTCTATCAGCACCAAACGTAGCTACTGTTCTGCTAGTATTTGCCGTAGAACTAGATGTTTGAATTTTTACTGTTGTCGATGGGTAATTAGATAGCGCAGTAGGTAACGCAGTAATCGAACTAGTAATCATTGGCATCACTGGAGACCAACCACTAACGCCATCTAGTGAAGCATTACCAAGATTAGCACCTACAAATGCTTGACTACCAATAGCAGCTAAATCATCACCTACAGTTACGGTAGTAGCACTGCCTCTACTTCCACGGGCCTTAGATAGAACAGTTTTTACTGGGAAATTATCACTACTATATCCAACACCAGTAATAGGTTGTGTGGCATTATATGTGGCTAATATTCGACCACCAGCAGTAGTCATTACGCCGTTAGCCCATGCTATAGTTGTATTAGCAATAACGTTAGCATTGTTCATCAATAGATATGAGCCTACACCAGGAGCAGGCAACACATTTGAGAATGTGCCATTACCTAAGAATACTTGACCACTGTTACCAGTGATGTTGATGTTAGCAATATTGCCTACTCCAACTACATTAGCAAGTGCTACACTATTAGCGACGGCAGATACATCACTGTTTGCGGCATATGCTGAATTAGCGGCATAGTTTGCGTTGGCAGAGTAGTTTGCGTTGGCGGCATAAGTTGCGTTCGCTACTACACCAGATACATTAGCACCTGCTACAGATAGGGCTATGTTGGCAGTGTTGGCAGTGTTGGCAATATTTGCGGTATTGGCTATGTTTGCTTGACCTGCGAAGTTAGCATAGTTGCCATCTCCACCTCCACCTCCACCAGTAGGAATGGCTACCCAAGTACCACTACCTGTTAGAATATTACTTACATTACCATCTAAATTTAATCTAGCAATATTACCAACACCAGTAACATTAGATAATGATACACTGTAAGCTACATTAGCCTCACTAGCGATATCAGCAAAATGTGAATTCTGAACACCACCAACTACATTACTTCCATCAACAGACCAAGCATAATTGGCACTGTATGATTCACTAGCAAAGTTTGCTGAATTACTATTTGAGGCATAGTTAGCAATATTAGCGGTATTTGCTACGTTTGCCTCACCTGCGAAGTTAGCGTAATTAGCATCATCGTTTCTAATATTAACCCATGTTCCATCACCTGCTAAAACATTACTAACATTACCATCTAAATTTACGGCAGCAATATTACCTACGACTGGTGCTTCTACCCAACTGCCATCTCCTCTAAGCATGTTTGCTATGTTACCATCTAAGTTCAGTGCTGAGATGTTACCGATATTAGCAATATTAGAATATTCTACAAGATTAGCAACGGCAGCAATATTAGAGAAGTCACTGCTAAATGCGCTTGATACTTGACCATCTACATTGGCAGCATTTATGTATGAAATAGAACTACCATTACCGCTTACATGATTAGCAGTAACAGTATCAACTGTAAGAACTCCACCAGGAGCAGTTAGTGCTGTTTCACCACCAATGGACAATCCATCAGCAGTAGCACTTAAACTTGTATCACCCAATACAATGGTATTGTTACTTAGATACAGGTCTTTCCAACGACGAGTAGGACTACCTAAGTCATAGGTAACATTACTAACAGGTAGGAAGTGACCACTTAATTCAGCGCCACCACTATCAATACTCATCATAACGCTACCATCAATAGTAGTTCTGACAGCACCTGTTGCTAAGGTAGTTACTGATGTTGTAGTATTACTGATACTAGCACCACCAGATAAGTTTGTTAGTCCGCTACCATCACCAAAGAAAGCATTAGCACGAACATCAAAAGCATTTATGTTGCCAGAGAAATTACTAGTTGTAGCAATAGTTTGAGGTAAAATATCAACAGCAGTTCCAGCATTTAATACTCCAAGATATGTTAAAGTATTTCCTACTAATGAATATCTTGATGGATCTGATAAAACGCCGCTAACAAATATCGACATCTGTGATACATTGCTGTAATACAAGAAAACATTATCAGTCCAACTAGGGAAACGAGTTTTAACATTAGGAGATACAATATCAATACGAGGGATATTCACATAGCCAGGAGCAGTAGTCCATGATAGGTGTCCACTACCATCTGTTGATAGCATTTGACCGTTGCTACCACCAGAGATTGATAAGTTAGAGATATTAGCAACAGTTAGTTTTGTGCCGTCAGTAGATACACCAGTAATAGCGCCTAAATTGCCGTTATTATTGTATTGGATTTGACCATTACTGCCAGCAACATTCACATTACTGCTGCCGCCACCGCTAATGTTAGCCCATACACCATTACCATAGAGCACATGGTTAGCATTACCATCTAAGTTGAGAACACCGACATTACCAACTGCTGGTCCGCCTGTAGTGCCCTCAATGTAAAATTCAGCAACTATTTGCTGAGTTGTCATGTCTAAATTGAATGTGCTCATTTATTGATTTCCATATCTTACGATTAGACCCATCATTAGTTTGCGGACACTATCGAATCCGGTAACAGAACTAGGGTAGGTTGCTGTTATTGTGATTACATTCAACAGCGTATTACTATTATCAGGCGTAACAAGAGTAGATGGTGCTGGAGTTGCAGACGCAGGTACTTTTAGAATACCGCTGCCATGCGCCTCTACAATATTTACTACTTCTAATCCAGCAATCGATCTAGCAGATATTTGTTTTGTAAAATCGCCTGTTGATATCAATTCGCCTGCTGTATTGTAGCCAAAATTAGCAGTCATAATCTCACTAGTAACAGTGAAAGTCCATCCAGTGATATCAATTGGGATTGGAGTAGTGCTATTATCTTTGATTGTAAATGGGATTACATATTGCTCGCCAATACGGGTTTCCAAGAAGTCAATCTTGTCTCCTCCCTGTAACCATTTACCAAAATCACTTAATCGTAATGACATGTTTGACCTTCTTTCTAATATTTATCTTATTTGTTTTTGTACTCGACGGCAGATAGAACACTACCACCGCACTTGACTACCTGGTTAGCATCACCTTTGAGACTGCCGATCACCAGATAGTAACCTAATTCTGTTCCCTTTGTGTATTGGGTATCAATAATTGTTGATGATACTGTAGCACCGTTTTGTAGTTGATGTTCCGCAGTAGCCGCTGTGCCAGTAGACATAACATCATCTAAACTACCACGATACCACAATCTTTCATATTTCAGTGTTTCATCAGGAGAGAAATTACTGCCTGTAGCAACTGAGAAATCTGTTACTAAATCAGAGCGATTAACTAAGATAACGCCATCACCACCAATGACGAATGTTAGATAATCACTACTATGTTCAACTGAATAAAAGTTGCGTGTTTCATATCCTGTTGGAGCAGGAATCTTATACCATCCGATACCATCTGTTGATGTAATGATAGTGCCGTTATCGCCACAGATAACCCAGTTGCCACCACCGTAACGAACACTTCTTAGATCCTCAGTTATTATTTCACCAGTGCCGTAATCTAGGGCATCATAACGATACCATGTTTCACCATTGTTTGTAGAAGTAATGATACTACCATCTGTTCCACATGCTACCCATACCAAATCATTTAGTGCTGGCGCCTCGTTACAAGCAACACTGTAAAGGGTATTAGTAAAATCACTATTATCTGTATTTACTGCGGATTTAGCACTCCATACTTCTGTAGATGAATAGTTTTGTCTATTTGACTTTAAGATTTGTCCACTTTGTCCAACTACGATACAAGTGTAAGCAGCGGTGTAGTCCTCAGCACTGCCATACACGCTATACAAATTCTTTAGAACACCAGTAGTTTCTTTTGTCCATGTAGAAATATTCTGCGTAAAACTAACAGGAGCATCAGTTACATTAGCACCACCGTTTCGATAGAAATAGATAGCGCCATTGTCACCAACTGCGATACTAGCACGACGATAGCCATTAGTTCCAGCAGTATTACTAACGACAGCAATATCATTTATGCCGCCACTAATCTTGTAACTGCCAGTGCCGCCAGGAGTAGTAGTGAACTTAATAGGCACAGGGTTAGAGTATCCACTGTTATTACGATAACCAGCGTTTACACTCTCTGGATAACTATTATCAGTATTTTGCCATGGACCAACTACCGCTGTTTGATATGGGAAAGTAGATGATGTTTGAAAGTATGGAATACTTGCTGTTAGTGTTTTAGAGGTAGAGTTGTTATTGTATTCACTCCATGTGTAACCGCCATCTATTGAGCGAAAATCATAGTTTAGACCTACTGCTTGTAGAACAGTTGCGTTTTGTTGTAGTGGTGTAGCATCATAACTATGGCGAATAGAATATGCTTTCTTTGTAAATGTAGGGTAAGCACTTGACTTCCATAGTTCTACTAAGTTAAATGTCGGGTTAGTAGCCGCATACACAGATGTTGAGAAGAATACATGAACACTGCCATTTGTATTTTGACCAACAATAGTAGTTCCGCCAGCAGGCATAACGCCGCGAGTATTATTTGGCCACATTGTTTGACCATTTGTGTAGATAACATCAATCATATTACTTGGATTGATTTTACCGCTAACACTACCAACTGGATTAGTAATCTTAGGTGACCAGATAAGTTCTACAGGGTCACTAAACTCACTCTTACGAACTAATCCGATAACACGAACACGCCAATACATGGTGCCAGCAGGCATACCAGCTACCTTGATACTCTCATACACTGGGTTACCAGGTGTAGAAATAGGATATTGAGAGCCAGCACTATTGTATTGTGTTTCGTATAGTTTGTAATTATTATCTGTTATTTGTTCTGTTGGACCATACCAGAATTCAATAGCCGCTGTAATGCCACTCTCTGGTATCTTTGCTTTTACCACGAATGATGGAGTATCGTCATCTTTAAGAATAGTAGCACTAGGAATCGTAGGAGCATCAGGTTTGGCTAGTAGTCCAGGGTCTACAACATAATTACTCAACGGTGGTGTGTAATCCTGAATCGTGAAGTTATCGTAAACTACGCTCGAATACTCGCTCAACTGTAACTTACATGTAAGTGATCCATCATCTGTGCGTTGTTCCTGAACTTGTGTAACACGAAACGGTTTGTTTGTCCAACTAAGACCACCACCACCAAATGGCTGATAAGTTAGTAAGACGATATCACCAGCATCAACGGTAATAGCAGAGTAATCAGTAGTTAGATCAACAATGTAATCAGCACGACATTGCTCTAACTTACGATTACTCAAATACTGGCAGCGAACATAGTCGTTGACAAACGCATAGTTCATTGTAAGTCGCTGTGGTGGTTCAAATTTGTTTTGTAGTGATTGGGGTGTATCAGCATAAACAGTGTCTTGCTGTCCATTTGTCTTGTAGTTGTAGAATACGCTTTCAACACTATTAGGTGTATTATTTAAATCTAGTGGTGTAATATTGATACCACCAATGATATTGTTAGGGTCTAATAGGAAAAGATCATTGATTGTTTTACTGCCAGGTAACTGATCATATGCTTTGTTAGTGATAACACTCCACTTGCCTACTGATTCATTGTATTGAATGAATGCGTCACTACATTGTGCCATCTGTTGCCAGTTAGACATTATACTAGCTGTTGGATCAATCATGCCATTGAAACGATAGCGTGGTTGAGTTGTTGAGCCACCGCCTACTGGAGTGAATGTAATTACTTGGTCAGCATAGGTATCTAGGTCTATGAAACTTTGTGTATTGATATCTGTAGGTTTTAAACCAGCACCAAAGCGCGGATTAGTTAGATAGTCCATCATGGCACTACCAGGACGATAACCATCAGTTACGCCATTTTGATAGATGTTTGTTTCGAATTGTAGATTGCCAGGTAAGCCAGTTACACCATCGTCGCTAGAATATACAATCTTCATAACCACAAAGATGGTGTTATTCATCTTCTCAGTGCCCTTCCAACGAGCGGCTTCAGTAATTTTAGTATCTTGTAGAATTTGATACGCAGTTTGCGTAGTTCCCTGTAGCGGTGTAGTACTGCCGTTGAAGAAATAGATCCACAAGTTATCTGCTATTTTAGTGTCTTCTTGACCAGCGGCATTAGTTAATTTACTAACACGACCAGTTGATGTATCATACTCAGCCGTAGACCCATCCCATAAGATTTTACCGAATGAGACAGTAGCGCTACCTACCGTTGGTGCTTCGCAGAGTGCTCCTACATACCACATTGTTTGATTATCAGTAGAAATCTTAGCATCAACTAAGATAGGTGATAGGAATGCTTTACCATAAACTGCTGGAATCTTATTAGTTGTTCTTGCTGGAATAACTTGTGTATTGCCTGCTTGTGCCGTGGTTGAACCATCAGGATTATCTTTTGCTGTAACAGCATTTAAGACACTACTAACCATCATAGTTGCTAACATACGCAAGCCTAGTGCTGGCGCATAAATTGCTAGGGCAACAGCGGCAATAGCAGTTACTGGATTACTGATAATCGCTTTAATTGTGCCTGTAACGGCGTTCCATGCTTTTGATAACCAACTCATTATGCTTTCTTCCCGAAATCGAACTTCTGTGTGGATAGCGAAACAATACCATCCATAGAAGTATCTGCACTATCGTATTGTCTCCAACTTTCACGGTTTGTCTTACGGCCCTTATACATATTTTCTAAAACATACTTGCTTGAACTACAATTTAGAACTAGATTAATAGTATTTTGATGTTGTAACACCTGATAATCTTCATTAGTGGCATATGATGTGACAATCCCAGTAAAACGCAGATGTGGTGTGCCAGTTAGTTGATAATGTTCGTTGTAGAATCCACGCCAGATACGAATGCGACTGCCCTTTGTCTCACGGCCAACAACACGATAAATTTCATCTGGGTCAATGCCCATTAACATGATTGATGTGTCAAAGCCACTTGCCTTAATATCTCTTTGTTGTGTTCCTATTTGTAGGAGTCCACCTAAGTGCTCAAATGTTGTCTGAACACCATCAACGGCAAATGTTTCATCTTTATAGGTAGAAGAAAAGTAATAGTTTGTAGGCACATAGTCACCTGTGCCACTATTATACGCATATTTACTCCACTGAACGAACTCAGCAGTGATGATTTTTTGTGTATTAACTACTTCAGGTATTAATTGGCTCATTTAAACTCCAGTGTATTCCACTAGTTCGAAATCGCTATCAAACTCAACGATAGCATTATTAGTTATCTTGCCTGTAGTTGGGTTACGGCTAAAAGCACCTGGTATCAATTTGTATGTAGGCATATTTACGCATACTACTGGGAATGATACACTGTTGCCGACAACAATACCATGACCGGCGGGATCGATAGAAGCAAAGTATGGGCGATGTGTTGTTATGGTAACAGTTGAGCCACTACCACGAAGAATCTGAGTAGTAGAAGTAAAGCAGAAACTACCAACTTGAATAATATCATTAGGTTTAAACAGTACAGCACTTGGATCTAAGGCAGGTAGATTGCCTAACACTAGTTGATTGCCACTAAATGAAGTAATTGTAATAGCACTAATAGCGGCAGCATCCATTGCGCCACGGTATGCGAACATCCACGACATATTGCTATTACTGCTGAATGAGACAAACTCATAGTTGTTTCTATCTAATCTATCTAGTTCTTCTAGCATATCACGCACTTCACTATAAATGAAACCGTTTGAGGCTTTTACGGTGAATTTCCAAGGGTTGATAGTTGGCGTCATCGCAGTTTTAACAATTTCATTACGGGTGTATTGAATGCCAATAACACGACGACGATTGATTGTTAATTGATTGCTTTTATTGATTATATTTTGTAGCATTTATTATCTTACTCCCATCGGCATTTCTTTACGAGCGCTTTCTACGATGCCGAATAGCATACGCTTATTTTCTTGTAGTAGTTGTGCTACACCTTTGGCGTCTAGTGCTGATACTTGATTAGTAATGTAGGTGTTGTTGGTAATCTGTTGGGTAGGAGCATTACTACCACCTAATGCGCCATTAGGAATCACAGTGCCAGCGGAACGAGGCATAAACAATTCAGGACCGTTCTCACCAACAATAGATGGTTTATTCATAGGCGGTTGTCCGCCGTCTGCGAAACCCATTAGCCCTGCTATCCAGCCACCGATGCCGCCTAACATGCCACCAGTTCCGCCACCGCCCATCATTTTCCACAACTCCATTGCTTGTGCTTTGAGTTCAATCTTGATTAGGTCTTTGATGATAGATTGAGCAAGATCGCCAAATGATAGTTTGCCAGTTTCTACAAAGTCATCAATTAATCTTTCCATGCCACGAGTGACTGAACTGAATGCTTGATTAGCCAATGACGATGCCTTGGTGGCATTTTCTGCGTAAGAATTGAATGCCTGTGCCCAACCATATTTGAATGTAGATGTTTCTTCATATAATTTCTTTTGAGCATCACCAATCTTTTGTATTTTATCTACTTGGTCCTGAAATAACTGATTAATGTCAATATTAGCCTTTTTGAATAAAATTGCCTCTCTCTTGGTGTCTTCCATCGTTGAGTATTCTTTAGACATTATTTTGAGAAGTTCTTTTTTCTCTTCTAATGTTAATAAATTACTAGCATTGATTTCTTGTTGAGCGGCAGAATTTAATAAGGCAATCTGATTGAGGTGAGTTTCTAACTCAATTCTATCTTTACCAGTCGCTAAGCCTAAGGCATATTGATCTTGAATCTTATTCAATTCTTGACGGGTTGACACCAACAGATTAACTTGCGCTAATTGCTGTTGTTCTAATATCTTATTCTTTTCATCCTGAAGAATTCTTTCAGCAGTTATGAGTTTTTGTTCTTCGGCCTCTTTTGTAATGAGTGCTATACTATCGAGATGTGCCTGTTTGTTATTTTTTTGATATTCCGAATCTTTTTGAGCGAATTCTTGTTGCTTAGCATTGATATCAGAACGAAGTTTTGATTCAATTTGAAGATTGGCAGTAGTAATAGCAGCCTGAGTTTTGCTCATAGATAAAGCACCAACTGATAGTTGATATTGTTCTCTTAGCGCTGCCGTATTATTTTTATATTCGGCAACTATCTTCATTACTTCATCACGTTGTTGCTTTAGTTTGAGTGTTAGTTCATCTGTTTTTACGGCAACTGCGGCAGTAGCATCACCCTGCTTCTTGGTCTCTGTATTAACTTCTTCTTGCTTGTCTTTGAATATGCCTAAAGCAGCGGCAGCAGTAGTTATACCAGTCAATATTAATGTGCCAGCACGAACCCATGGATTCATATTAGCCACGGTATTGAATGCTACTTGTGCCGCTGTTGCTAAGGTAATAGCAGTTCTGATAGCCATGATAGGTGCTACTACACCAACTAGAACAGTTGCCAATACTTTGAACGCGGTTGTGATAGAATCAGTGCTAATCTTTGTTTCTGCTAAGATTTTGAAGACAGGATTAAATGCCTCAGCAAAAGCCATCTTGACTTGTTTGAGCATTTTAGCCATGCTATCATAGGCAGCGCCAGCATCTTCAATCGCTTGTGCGTATTTTTCTGCTTCGGCAGCATTATCTTGGATTTCTTTTGCTAATTTAGAGAAGTCAACACCAATAGCAGCCTTGCCAAACATCTTGAACGCTAACGCATTACGCTCTGTCGCATTCTCCATAGCAGCCAAGTTATTGATAACTTGATTGCGAATAGCACTCTCACTCATGGTGCCTAATTGGCCAAGTGAGATGCCTAAATCTTCAAAGTTTTTGAGTGTTTTTAAATTGCCATCGTTTAATTCAGAAATAGCATCATTGATACCCTTGAATATCTTAACGGCATTATCACCTTTACCACCAACTGCGGCTAATGCTGAACTAAGCGCTATGACTTCTGCTGTTGTAGCATTGAAAGCATCAGCGGTATCTGTAATCTCATCTGCGAATGACGCAACTACACCAATCATACCAACGAACGCGGCAGAAACTGCTTTACCTAGGTTAGCAATTCTACTAAGTGCTTCGTCTGTTTCTACTATCAGTTTATAGGTATCTGTTGTAGTTGCCATTATGCTCTACCGCCTCTCATTACTCTATCTACCATACGACGAATTTCTTCAATCGTTGGTTTGCTCATACCGTCTGGTGCTTGTTTTGAATAACCTTCGTCTAATCGTTTGGCATAAGGGTAGTTTGCTTGTATCTCATGATCTTTTAAGATGGTATTTCTGCGAGCATTACCACTCTTAATAGGCGTAGGCGCATCTACTTTAAAGTATTGATAGGCTTTGCCTGGAATTTTGTCCAATTCATGCTGAACTTTAGCGAATGCTAAGCCTATATTCTGTTGCTTTACTTCTAAACGAACATTAAACATTATTTTCTTACTTTTCTTATTATATCTTGGAGTTCATCAGAAGTATAATCTACAGCAACCTTACCTTCTGCCTTGCGTTGTTGATAATCTCTGTAACTGTAGGCAGCATCCATTACCCAAAGGTCTATAGTAGAGGCATTTGCCAAGATTTCACTAGGCAATTTGCCATAACGATGTGCCATATTGTCTAGTGTCATGATCATAGCGAGTTCTCTACTTCCTTCTTGAATGGTGCCGCCTGTTAGTTTCCCAAGAGACTAGTTACCTTATAGATTGCTCTCATTAGTACCTTTGTAGGTAACATTGAATCTTCGGTAAGTAGTTTATTGCCTGTTTCATCAAGGATAAGGTCTTTGACGATTTCGATTGCGTTTGCTTGGGATGCTTCAGTTTGTTGTGCTAGTTTCATAAAGATTTCTAGCGGCTGTCTGTCCCAGGTATGAAATGTGATTGCTTCGCCATACTCTTTAACGGTGTCTTTATCATCTAAGACTAATTCTACGAGTTGTGGTTTGCTTGCTAGTGTGCTGAGTTTCATTTGTTTTCCTTTTGTGATTTGTTTAGTAAGAATGAAAATCCCATATTTCCATTCTTAATTCTATTTTTAATAGTTCCTCTATCGACGCCATAATGTTTTGCGGCGATAGACATATTACTAAAAATTCCTTCTGGAGTAAGAACTGGCTTGCTTCTTATCTCCGATAATAATCTCTTTGACTTTTCGGTGTGCTTTCTTCCTCTACTCTTGGCTCCGATTTTTCTTTTAGTTTCTTCACTTTTTGGACCAGTGGATACTCCAACTCGTGAGGCTGAGATAGCTTTTTTGTGCTCTTCTGACTTAGGCTGAGATAAACTATTAGAGTATTTAGCGACTCTGGAATCTGTTTCTTTTGTCTTGCCTTTATTCCACGGAGTTCTACCAATCATTTTTTGAATTGATTCGTCTGAAAATTTAAAATTAACTGTCCCCTCACCACCGTCAGTCATATTACGAAGAATACCAGTTGCTAAATCTTTGCGTCCGTAGTAGGCGATCATGTATTTTTCAATTGATATTGCTTTTTCTTTGGTGAGGTCAGAAAGAAGAATGACTATTCTATCTTTTGATTTTGGTAGCATATCTGTGCCATTTGTCCTACGATGACAATCATAGGCACGAGAGCCCTTTCCCATCCCTATGTAATAGGGAGTGCCATCTTTTCTAAGATAGGCATATACATAATGTTGATTAACTTGCTTCATTAATTAAATTATTTGTTAATATCTTTCCCCTGTCTAAGGGAATTTAAGAGAGCTAGTCTGAAAGACGACTTAGCCTTCAACTGTTTTACTGTGTTTTCAATTTCTAATAGCATTGCTTTGGCTTTTGCTTCATCAGCAATAAGGGATGCTAGTATTTCACCTTCATCAGTTAGCCATTGTTTTGATTTATTATCCATATTATTTATCACTTATTAAAAAGGAGACTATCTTGTGAATAGCCTCCCTTGCCTCCCCATCCCTAGGAAGATTAACCTGTTGTGGTTGTAGTCATTGCGCCATCAACTGCGATAGTTAGTGGCGTTACCCATACTGGAGCATCAGGTGATGTTGTAGGGGCTAATGACGAGATGAAGCCTTGACCTACAGTGATACGATCTGTTGTACCAGATGTATTGCCTGTCCAGTAGATTGTGAAAACAACTGGATACTTGTCTGTAGATAAGGTAGCAAGACCAATCTTAGCAGCAGTTCCACTGGTAGCAGTACTATCACCGAAATATACTTTGTCGTCAATAACGATGTTAGTAGAGATTTCGTTATCAGCAGGTGTAGACAACTTGCGTGTATCAACATCTGTGAATGTAGTGTAACTGTAGACACCAGTTGAGTTAGTGATGGTCAAATCCTGAATGAACGGGATTGTTAGACCAGTAGTATCTGCCGCCACTGGTGTAGGTGTATCAGCATTTCGTTCACCGACTTTGATGACGATAACTGGTTGGGTTGTTGTTGTATTGGTTGTAATACGTGCCATTATTTTCTCCTTGTGGTTGGCTGTTATTGAAATTCAATGCGCTTAAATTCGAAATCGTATGTTCTATACTCTGCTCTATTTAAGTAATCTTGTGCCATAGTGTAGTCACGCTCGTGATAGCCATCTAAGAGTTCGTTGTCTGATACCATTCCAATAACAGCATCAATAACTTCATCTCTACGGTTATCACCTTGAAAGGTAACAACCAGTATTCTCATAGCATCTACACAAGTGTAGATATGACTCTCATTTTGTGTGCCTAATCTATATGGTACACGCTCACTAGTTGCTGGATCATTGATGTAAACACCGTGACGAACATTCTTCATGTCTGTTGGGAATTCATCAAAGAACTCAACACCTTTTACTTTCGCTTTCAGGTATTTTGTTACTTGATCGGAAGTGATTAGTGGACGTGCCATCAGAAGTACCTACGACCAGTGTTAAAGAAATTCTGATCTGCCTTCATGTTCTCTTCTAACTTAGAGATAATTCCATCACTGTTTAGGTCATAGAAATTACTCAAGTTGATTGCTTTATCCCATTCGTCATGGAAGCGTTGTCTAGCATGTTTGTAGTTACGTTCGTCAACTTCATTGATGTTGGAAACGTCACTTACTAAACTGCGATAAAACTCTTCTACTGCTTTAAATGTCTCTAATCTTTTTAGGATTTGACTTGACTTCAATAACTTAGAGGGATCAAAAGCAGTTACCATCTTTCCTTCTGGAGTATTCTTGAAGTACCAAGCACCGAATGTTTGCTGAACATACTTAGGCCACCAGCCAAACTCCATCATTTGAAGTAACTCTTGACTGGCAATCTGGAAATAAGTGTCCCAATCAGCACTCAAGGAATCAGCACGGCGCTCCGCAGCTGGATCATAAAATATGATATCATCAACGGTTGCTGTAGAGATTCTTTGATATGCTAGGCTCATTTATTTTCTTTCTTTAGATCATACTTATCGAATTATTATTTTGTGTTGTTTGTTGACTCTCGTTGTGGATAAATCCAGTAACGAGTGCCGTCTTCTCTGATTGCCATTTTTCTACCAGTTGCTGTAGCTGAAACTTTAGCAGCACTCTTCTTGCCGTTTTCAGCGGCTTGAGGATTGCTTTTACCTTTCCAATGAGAGGGTTTGCCTGTCATTGACTTAGATTGTTTTGCTTTTTGTTCATCAGATACAACAGCGCCGTATCTAGGGTTATTTACTCCGCTGTTTTGTTTTGCTTTTCTGGCTTTGGCTTCTTCACTCCACTTAGCCCCCTTGGCTCTACTTGGCTTACCCTTCATTTCTTGTCTCTTGGCTTCACGGCGTTCTTCTGTCCAGCCAGATTGCTCTGCTGTTAGTTTTTTGCCCTTGTTCCACGGAGTAAGAACTAATGGGAATGGTCTACCTTCGTTATTGTGTTGGTTGAACGATCTAGGATCATTTCTAGCATCAAAGAGTTGTAAAATTTCTGATTCCAGATTTAACATGTCTTCTTTACTACCAATATCAATAATGTGCTTAGACCATTCTTGTGGGTTGGCTAAGATAAGTGGTTTGACTAAACGACTACTACAAATATAACCATCGTTAGGATGACTATTCTTGGCAGTTCTTGAACCTACATACCATTTCATAGTTGGTAAGTGTGTCCATTTATAAACATAACAAGTATTCATAGTAGTCATTATATCAGATTAGATTGAGAATGTCAATCTCACGCCACCACCTCAATGTTCACAGCACCGCCGCGACGACCGTCAGCAACGCCACTACCGAAGAAGCCAAGACCAGTTACCCACATTTGTAGGCCACCAGGTTTTTCGCCTAATTTAATTTCTAGACCGGACTTGATAACGGTGTAGATACTATTATCACCGAAGTATGCGCCGACAAGAACGTTCTCAGCACTGCCACCTGCTACAGCACGTGATGCTGTAGATAGGAAACGTGTGAATACAACACGGCAGCCGTATAGGTTCTGAATGTTGCCAGTTGTTAGCAATTCGTTACCTAGATCACTAATGTTGTTGTTAACAGCACCGCCAGTCAATTCGCCTAAGAGACGAGACTGTGTGTATTGTGTGTCTAATACTACAACTGGTGTACCACTTAGACCGGCGTTTTGCCATACACTGCGAATGTTACGGATCAACTGACTAACAGTAGTAGCAGTGAAACCAGTAGTAGCAGTACCACCACTTGCGCCACTAGCACGTAGTTCCATAGCGCCTAGAGCACTTGGACGTGTGAAGCCGTCACTACTTGTAGAGTAGTTTGTATTGCCTGGGGTTGCCTTGAATGATAGGAACGCCTTAGCGACACGTTGGTCAACTTTCTCACTAAATGACTCGCCTAGTTCAGCACCGATAGAAGATGCTAGATCGAATGCGGTTGTTTGTGCTAGGAATGCGTCGAAAGCGGTAGCAGCAACTGCTGGTGTAGCAGTGATAGTGCTTTGCTCGATTGCTGGGGTTTGTTCGTCAGCATCGCCTTGAACTGAACCACTTGTAGCACTTGGATCATAATCTTGATATGAAAGTGGGCTGAACTTAGGAATCACATATGTTGTTCCTTGATTGATGGTAGCGACACGAGTAGCGTCAACTAGACCAGTAGATGCGTGGACAGCGCGGAGTGCGAAGCCAGCGATTGCTTTTTCAAACGAATTACTCTCTCCGTTTGAACCCGATAGCACATAAGCCATG